GAGGTAGTACATCCTCATTCTCCGGGAAAATATCAATCATCCTTTCGGCTATGTCTTTCATGAAGCGTATGAAATTGTTAAGCAGGGTGTTATGTCTTTCGGATTCCACGTCCTCGACAGTCTGCAATGCAACCCCGGAATTAAGCCCTGACGGTTTCTTTGCCTGTGCGGAAAGCTGGCTGATACCCACGATGTTATAAAGTTTCTGTTCGAACAGTTCCAGAAGTTGAAGCCACATACCATCAATCGGAGCGGGCGTTGTTACCGATATCGGGTTGCCACCGTTCGCCTGCATGTTGTATTCAAACACGTCCCCGATCCGGGCGGCGGCTACCATGCTGGCTTTAACGTCGCTTCCCCGAGGAACGAAAACAAGATTCGCCGGAGAGAGGTTCGCGCTGGCTGATATCTTATAGGTGATATCATCAATCTGCTTTTGGATACGGTAGCTCACGTCAACCATGGAGTCAGAGAACGAACCCTTAAGAGGTTCCTTATAGTAAATCCATACGAACGGCGCTTTGTCATATTCAATCTTGCGTTCTGCGATAAGGTCAGTTCCAATAAACTGGTATTCGACTTTGTTTATTAAGTCCCAGTAAATGCGATAATCACAGTAGGCGTTCGGCGTATCCTGCAAGGCTGTTGCATATATAGAGTCGTCTTTGATAACTTCCCGCAATGCGATAAGCGGGTATTGTCTCCGGCGAAGTTCAACCCTGGTTAAGTCTCCGTGAGTCAGTTCAGCGGCATCGTAGAATAACTCCCACGGGTGAACCAGTTCAATAGTCTTTTTATTATCTCGAATCCACAGAACGCCCATGTCAAACACAAGCGCGTCGGTTATCGCATTGACTGTTTTCTTATAAACATCCTGCTTATCAAAGTATTCGTCAAAATAGATTTGTGCATTTCTGCAAGTCTTGACGGTTTTATATGTGCCAAGGACAGGGTTATAAAACGGGCGTACCTTCGTCTGTGAAAGCTTGCTTACAGTAGTATCAACGGCAGAACGCAAAATATTAAGCGACGGTATGTTTCCGCTAAGCTCGTCCTGTTGGGAATAATACGCGATCACATTGCCGTAAATGTTATGTATATCCTCCATGCGGTTGTAATTGTTATAATATCGGTTGTAGTTTCTCCGGTATTTTACGTCCCGCCTGGACAAGAATGATTCCATCCCCTGCATATCGCGCTGGATATATTCAATGCTTCGTTTAAGTTGTTTCATCAAAACGCCTCGGTGTATTTTTGTTGGAGTTTGTCAAACTCGTCAGTGCGCTTGATGTCAAGTTTGGTCCCGTCCTTGAAGGTTACGGAAATAACAACGCCATGATATGCGGAGTTCACAAGGTCGCGTATAATGGCATAATTCACCGGGTCGGCGCACATTGCGTCCAATTCCCGCTGTTTTTTCTCTGCCGATGCAACTTGTAGATAGGCTTTTACTAACAAAGGTACGTTAATCATGTATCCCCTCTAGTATATATAGTCTCACTTTGAGGGGTATTTTTTGAGAAAAGTGTATAATTTTGTGATTTTTACAGTAATTCTGCCTGTACCGGCTGTCTTACCTCTGCCGCTTCAAAAAGGTTTGCCTGTAAAGCATGGGTTTTATACCGTTCGCAAGCCGCTTTGTAATAGTCAGCATCCAGTTCCATCCATGTCAAATCATACCCGAGGTCATGACAGGCGATACAAATTGATCCTGAACCTCCATGAGTGTCTAGGATCTTGTCGCCGGGTTTGGCGTAACGGGATAGAAGCCATTTGTAGAGGGCGACGGGTTTCTGTGTGGGGTGGATTTTACCGCCGTCCATATTTGTTGGCACCATTCTAAATGTTCTCGATACCTGATCGAACGATGCCCATGCATATTCTGACTCTGCAAAATCAAGCCCTTGTCTTATTTTGTCCCATATTAAAAAACAACGGGAAGTCGGTAATGGAAAATAGTTTCCTCCCCAGATAATCTGATTTTTAGACACACGGAATAACTCGTCAAAATACTTTTCATCCGGAACTCCGGAATCCCAGTCTTTGCCTTTGCTCCACTGTTTGTTTTTACCCGATCCGCCATTCATATTGTCTGCCCCTATCCCATACGGCGGGTCAACAATAGCCAATTCAAACGCCTTGTCCGGTAATCCTGCCATATATTCCATGCAGTCGCCTTGCATCATGTTTATCATGTTTGCTTCCTGTAATTTATCCAAATATTTCGACAGGCATAAAGCACCGCGTCGGTTGTATCCGGGTGATAGGTATCATCGTCGATAATCCGTGTCAGTTCGTCCTTTTCATTGCGCTTCCATACGGTTTTCAGCGCTTCATCTGCAAAGTTTGCTGTTGGTCGCACCTTAAACAGTCCTGTTCGGACTTCCTCTTGCAGTATCTCGACGGCAAAATCCTTGTTGGCTTTGTAAGCATCCAACGTCGGTAACCCGAATTGAGTCTGTAGTTCATAGCTGATTTTCTTACCAGCCCCGCCGGCGTCGGCATAGATGTAAAAGTGCTTTTCAGGTATCGAGGAGAATATAGGGTTCGTGTTTACATAGGCGATCCCTTCTTTCATCTTATCGGCAAGCTCTGTCACGCCTGTCCGGTTCCCTTTATGCTCGAATATCACGAACTTTTCTTGCGTCACCTTCGAGAATAGCACAATGACGAACGCGTCCGAATCCTCGTACCCGTAATCAAGCCCGGCAGAAAACATCAAGTCGCCCCTCGGCTGGCTGGCGATCCATTGCGTAAGCTGATTGTCGTCAAAGTAGTTAGCATCGGTCAGCCGGTAAACTTGCGCGTCATCATCGTATACGCACATACCAAGGTATTCCCTCTGAAACAACGGGCTTGAGTCGGTCAGCCCCTTTTCTTCTTTGATCTGGTCGAGTATCTTTGCATGGTTCTTGATAAACGGATTGACCGAAAGATTCCAGTTGTATTTAGAGGCTTGCTTCTTTTCATCGTTCCAAAGTACTTCCCAGTATGTCCCGCGAACCCTCGGACCCGTTCCCGTGAGCATCAAGGTTCCATCCCGGTCGATGAGCGTCGGTTCCAAGATGTCGTTTATCAGGTACGGGAGTGAATGTTGACTCTGTACTTCGTCAATGACGACAATGTCCCACGCGAACCCTCGGAACTTCTCCCGGTCGGTTATCGTGTTGTTTCCCTTGAGCGATACCATCGAACCATTGGAAAGTTGTATCAGTCCTTCTGTTCGGTCTTGCTTTTCAATCGAATATCCCAGCCCTTCGAATGACTCGAGCAATCCCTTCCAGTACATATTGATTGCGTTCTCATGGGTCAAGCATACTATCAGGGCGTTTTTGTTGTCCTGAATTGCCACACTGGTGATCTTGAGTATGTTCCCTTCGGTCTTGCCAGCGCGTCGTCCTGCCATGCATAGTATCCGGCGACAACTGTCAAGTATGATGCGCTGCTGGACGTTATGCCCTTGTTTAAGTATCCGGAATTGCTGAAAGTCCTCATCTTCTCGAAGGGATTTGTTTAAAGACCTGTCTATTGATTCCAGTATGTTCTCACTGAAAAGCCGGTCAGTCAGTATCTTTGCCGCCCAGCCACCTTCAAGGGCAGACTTGACGAACTCACTTTTCCACGCTGTGAGGAACGGAAGTTTCTTCCCGTTGTATTTCGTTTCCTCTGCCATCATTTCGATGAACAGAGTTTGCACTTGTGCCTTGAGGCTTGCCCCTGATGGTCTACCCCTACCAATCGGCTGGTTTTCCATTGAGAAACGGTTTACTTTGGAAGGGTCTTTATTTGCCATGATTCCGTTTTATTCCGTTTTTATTTGTATAACTTGAGTCAACAAAGGAAAGTTGATCGAATAGATATTCTTGTCAACCTTTTGGATATAGTCGTGCTCCTGTAGCTTTACCAGATACCCGTAATAATCAAGGCTTCGTATCTTCGTTTTCTTCATGATACCCTCATGGTTGATCTTAAGTTCGAACCGGTTCGGATTGCCGGTGCATCGTTTCGGGAACTGGTCGATAATCTGCCAAAGGACTTTTGTCGCGGAGTATCCCACTACCTTGAATACTTCCAACATACGGGCGTTTTTGGTTGCCTTTATTTCTTCCGTCTGCCGGGCGATCTCTTGATAGTACCCGTCGAGGTCTTTCTTTGCCTTTTCAGCTTCCTGTTGAGTGATGAGGCTCTTTTGAAGTGCCAATGGTATGAGTGTGAGAGCATATACCGGGTCAACGTCCATAAACTGATATATCTCGTGGGCAATAGATTCTTTTGTCCAGATTGGTTCGGGTTTGTTTTTCATTTTGGAATCCATCGAGATTTTTCTATACATTCTTTAATACTATCACAAATACTAATAGACCCCATCCTAGACTCCCGACCACATATTCCGCATAACCTGTCTGGCACTACATTCTTTGCCTTTGACTTTTCCTGCCCCTTCCGTTCCTTAAACTTCTTGAGCGAAAGTATCGCCTCGTCTATATCCTGCGTTTCGTCGCACTTTCCACGGAGTCCGGCGCATAGAAGTTTCTTGATAGCGTGTTGCAGTTCCGGGTCTGTAACGTCAAATGCTACCAGGACGCGGTACACATCAACGGTCGTCTTTACCCCGTCGATTCCGGTTATGTCACGATTGTACTTGCTGGACGCTTCCATTCAATACCTCCCCTTTGTTATTAACTTCAAACAGCTTGTATATGTGAGATTTTCCTTTTTTATCAATAAACCCAATAAACTGACCATCTTTTAACGGAAGGCCGTTTTCTGTTAGTATCTCAAGTTTAACTGGAACTTCCATCTTTCCCCTCCGTTTCCAATGCAATGTAGTAATCAATCAGTATTCTTACCACCGCCCCGGCTGAATTACCCGTTTCCTTTTTATGCTGTGCCAGATAATCAAGTTGGTATTGAGTCACACGCACCGCGAGCAACCCCGGATAATTGATCGGCTTAGGCTTCATGTCCCCGATACCGTTAAAAGGTCTTGAGTTGGTTTTTCCTGCATGGCTAGTTCTGCATTTTCAAGGTACTTTTCAGGGTCTATATCTGCTAGTATAATAGCGTTTGAATAAACCCTGTCTTGTAAAAGCTTTTTATCAAGGGTTACTCCCTTTAGACTTATTGTATGGTTTCTTTTCCATTCCTCATTAAAAATCACGATGTTAAGCCGGAGAGGCGTAACATTTGAAGTCTCTTTCCAGTCTGCGCAATCATACGAATAAACACTGCAAGCCCCATACTCATGACAATTATAGCAATTTTTCATCTCCCACCCCTTTCGCTGATATAGAGCGCATTGAGCCTGTTAACATTGCGCCTGATATATTCCTTGTCAGTATAAACAGATATCCGTTTGATAAACATTCTAAAAGTATTAGAGCTTTCAACCTCTTTTATTATATCACAGTTTATGTCGGAGTTATACATATCATGCATGTTTTGTTTAATTATTTTATTGCTTGATTGAATATTGATTTCCGCATCATATCGCTTCTGCTTTTTGTTATATAAAACCTTAGTAACGTCGCAATCTATCCGGAACGCGAACGCCTTGCACTGCCATTCCGGACGCTTCAGGTACATCTCCATAAAGTGAATACTCGCATCATATGACTTCTCGAACACATCAACGAAGGATCCTGTCTTTTGTATCTTGCAGTATATCAAGGCGATAGCTATCTCTTGCACCTCTTGCCTCAAAGCCTCGAACGCTTCGTCTATTCGCGTCTTAAGGTATTCTTCCTGTAGTTCCCGCGCGCGCGTTTCGTTTATCACAATTTGCTATATCCTATACGCATTTCTATATATTCCCGCAATGTGTCGAGACAATCACCGTCTGCCAGTTCCTTGATATGCCGAAGGGTTTCTTGATCGTATTTTACTACAGAACCCCTTGTCCCATCCATAAACTCCAATGCCTCGAGATGGTTTGCGATCATGTGATAATGATAGAAAACCGGGTCTTGATTGCGCTCATGTATACCATGATGTCCAAAACATTGAGTATGTATGTTCGGCGGGTAAAATCGCAAGCACCCGTTACCTCCCACGCTGTAAAAGTGACTCGCCGTCAAGTGTCCCGCGCAGGCGTGCTTGTCATCGGTTACCACGCATCTCCCGTCCCGCCGGCGTATCGCTGCATTGACAGCCGCTTGAACCTCTACGCGAGACAGTTTTTTGGTTTTCTTCTTTCCCTTTTTCGGCTGTGCTTTAATCATTCCGGTTCCTTGTTTAATATCCTTTCCCATAGCCCTCGGTTTATATATGATTTTTTTATTGTTTCAATTCTTTTATCAATAACCTTTTTCATCTGGTCGCTTGTAAATATTACGGTCTGTATTGTACTCCATCCATATAGGTTTTGCCTTTCGGAAAATCCTCCTCCTGATGTTAATGCATCAATTTTCTGTTGTAATTCTTTTAGTTCTAAATATTCTTTGTTCTTAAATGCTTCATTTTCATTTTTCATGCTCTCATAATCATCTATAGAAATTGTAATAGTTCCGTTCATTCTTTACCTCCCCTTTGCTTAGCTTGTATTGTCGCCCTTAGAGTATAGCACGATTTCGGAAACGTGCAACCGCGAAAGTGTATGCACGTTTTATCGCACCGATCCGGCGGTCGCACCTTTGTTTTGGTTTCATCGATATCTTTAACGAAACAGCTTGAATTAACTAACATATTATTCATTCTGCATACTCCTTTGTTTTTTCGAGAAGTGCCAATGCCAGTTTGTGATTAGCATCTGTCGTTTCTTCCAGGCCTAAAACCGTCATGCTATGCGCAGGATTAAGCGTGTTATCGCGCACAATCTCAAACCCGTTTGTCAGTTCCTTGATAAGCTCACGTGCTTCAAGAAGGTCAGCGGCAAGGCTCGACGCATACCATGTTTCAGGACAATAATCATATTTGTCGTCATCATATTTGCATCCTCCACAATGATCTTTCCCTGAAACCTTCTGGCACAATGCAGATATATTCTTAACGTCTTTATTCGATACTCTCATACCCTTTATCACTCCTTTTATGATTTCTGCGTCAGGTTGAATTACTTGTTGGGCTTCTTTCTCTTTTTTGCGTTCATCAAGAAAGATTTCCAACTGCTTAAAATATTCGTCATGATCAGCAGTATCAGTCCGAACAAGGCTGAAATTGTATCCCGAATCAGGTGAGCCGGAAGTTGTAACGTGCGGATTGGAATGTCCGCGCTCGATCATGCAATGAATATCAAAAACAATGTTTTCCAAAGAATGAGCCATTGCCTCAAGGCTGTCAGATCCGATTTCCATGACCATTTCATACGGTCGTTTCGGTGCTTTCAATTTCTTCTCCTTTTTGCGAACCATCCGCTAAACTTGTTTGGCGGTGGTGAGTCAGCCCAACATAAATTAGACTGTTCCGCCTAACTTCCCAACTATTCCCTTCCACCATCGCGCAAGTCTTGACGGGATGGTTTCACGCCAATTCTGATAAGGCTTGCATACCCGTTAACCATCTGCATTTTTAGGGCAGGCAGTATTAGCTGTTTTATTAAGATAGTGACACGTATTGCAATCAGCGTCTTTATCGTTAACTCGCTTGAGTCCCAGCGTTCTCCCGTTATCCTTGATTTTCATGACTGACCTGCCTTGAGTCTGTTTATTTCGTCCTGCATAGAAACAAGAACTGTGTGTGCGTTATGACAGTAATCATTTTCTTTTATCAGTTTTTCCAGTACCTCGATTTTTGATAGACGTTCGGCGGTGAGGAAGCCAGCATAGAAAGAAGATTCTCGTAATTTATGACCAGATAAGTTTTGATGTTTTGGATTAGTGATCCTCCATGTATTAAACGCTTTCTTAATCTTTGCATCGTCCATATTATTTCCCCTGCCTTTCGTTGTATTCTTTGAGCGCTGCCTTTATAACGTTGATTGCGCGTTTACCGTCAATCATGGGATGGCAGGTTACAGTATCGCACGAATACTTTTCCGCTATCTCATCTTCGATCGACTTCGGAAGGGTACGGGTGTATACCGTTTCTATCCCATCAATCTTTGCATAGACTTTATCTTCCTTGTAAAAATTCACCATTGCAATAATTGCATTATCCGGTGAGCCGTCCCATACTCCCGGTAATGAGGCAAGGGCTTCGACGCATGAAAAATCGGAACCTAAGCTTCTCATTCTACATGCTTCACAGGTATGCTGTTTGCAACACTTCGCGTTCTCTTTCATCTCTGCCGTGATAATTACTTCTGACATTACATCCCCCTTAAATTACGGCGATAACTCTCACCTGAAAAGTATCTGATAACACCGGTTTGTGAAATACGATCTAACACGTCCGGTGTTAAAATAGCCTCAAAACATTTGTCGCACCTGGTTCCATCGGTATGTATCGACGCCGGGTGTAGGTTCGCTATCAAGATTGTAGGTCTGTACCGTTCGTTCCGCTCGTCGATAATGTACGAAAGCCAGTTCATTTCGGCGTCAGTACGCTTTGATTTATCGGCTTCGTCAATGGCAAGGAACGTCATATTAACTAGTTTGTCGAGCTGTCCTTGTTCGTCCAGTCTGTTATCTTTGTCATAAGCACGCCGGATAAACATGCCTATTTCGATCATCTTCATGATCTTCCCCGAGCCAATCGCCCGGACCGTCGCACAGGCAAGGTGCGTTTTCCCCGTCCCGTTGTTCCCGATGAGTGCTATAATCCCGCGCCGTGACTCTGCCATCTTTCGGCAGGATGCAAGGGCGATATCGGAATCCTTTCCGGTAGACTTGAAGGAATCGAAAGTACAATCGAAGTGCCGAAGGCGTATGCCTAATGGTTCTAGCTTATCACCCAAACTAACACCAAATATTTTTACCGACTTGTATTTTTCCTCAATTTCAGAGTCCCATGAATCAAAACATTCTGGACAAACAGGCACGAGGTAAAACCCTTCCCCTGCTTCGTAGTCTTTACCGCATCGACAGGTTTTAATCATCTCATCTCCCCCGGTAGTTCGTCCATTCCTTCAGGTAGTATATACCCGTTTGATAGGTCTTTGATTGGTTTAGAGTAAGGTTTTACAAATCCCTTTTCGTTTGCTTTCCACTTCCTCAAGGCAAGGTTGCAGTTCTTATACTTGTAGCCCTTCGTCTCGATCCCTTCGTCTAGAATCTTAACCATTCGAAAGAACTCATCCTGTCCCCATTCATCAAAAAGCTTTTGTGCTTCCGAATCAGTTAAGAGTACATGAGAAAACTCGCCATACTTGTGTTTTACCGGCTTGTCCGGTATAGTATCTATACTATCCTTACCTAACCTATCCTTACCTATACTAACCTGCGTCTCCCGTGTGTCTACCGGTTCGGCTACCATTGGTATACCAGAAACATTTTTTGTATAGGCTTTGTTTTCTTTAACGTCGAGCTGTTTGTATTCGTCTTGATATACCGTGGCTTTGTATCGGTCTGACCTTAGGTAATTACTTATACGCCAATGCTTTATTACCACTACGCCAGAATCGAAAGGTATTAAAAAAGATTTTGCGCAAAGGATTTTTAGGTCGTCATCACTTGCGCCAATCATACGCTGAACCTTTTTAGGGTTGTTTACGAACCCGTCATCATCTGCGCTCATGTTTAGGTGAAAGTATAGGTTTTGAGTAGAGGACGGCATATCAAGAAAAGCATCGCTTTCGGTGATTGTCTTTGCAAACATTCTTCTTTCAGCCATTATTCAAACGCCTTAAATTGTTCAAGAAGAAACTCACGCCCAAGCTGTGTTATACGTCGGTCATAAATTACCTTTCCGCTTTCAAGTTCCTGTTGTTTGATCTCGAAAAACCCTCGGTCAGAATATTGAGCGCAAGGTAACCAAGTACCATTTTGCTTGTATTGCATTTTGCAATCTGCCATTGCATGGTTAAGTTCTTGAGCCGAACGCAAGCCCATTTCTTTTGCGATCTCGCTTGCGGTGTAAGTTTTGGTTACGTGCATCAAAATAGCGTTTTTCCGTTCTGCCTGTATTCTCTTTTCGGTTTCTTCCTGAATCTTGATAGTCGCCCACGCCATGAAGTCTTTTGCTTTTTGTATCATCTCGACGTCGGTTGATACATTTGATAGCTGGCGAACGTTTGCCAGGTCTTTTCTCCCGCTCGATTGGATTCGTGATTTTATTACGGTTACTGCATGTTGATCCAATTCTGTGGGCTTTCCATTTTCAGTTAAGCCCAACGCTTTCGCGTGTTCCCTTACAGTTCTATCGCTTACGCCCAACGCTTCGGCTGTTTCCTTAGTTGTCATTTTTGTTCTCCCTTAAATGTCTCATATTGTTTAGTTTTAAAATTTTTTACATCAAGCCCGCCGTCCGTTTCACTGTTTATCTGTAAACAAAATTTATGAGCTATAAATATCTTTGTTTTACCTTTCTCAGGAAAACACAATAAATTGGGAGCGTTGTTATCTGTAAAAGTTTTCTTACAAAAACAGCAAATAGCATCATTTTTTATACCATAAGTTTTCCAGTTAAAATCAGCGATATTCTTCAAAGTTTCCTCCTCAGGAAATAAAAAAGCCGGTTCGCGCTGTCACACGCTAAAACCGGCTAAAATGAACTAAATCAAGGGTAAATGGTGACAGGCATTTATCCGTGATCTCGATATAAGAATATTACACGATAATTCTTAATACGTCAATCATTTTTTATTCTTCTTGATAACGTCGTACAATCCTGACCAGATAAAACAAACCATGAAAATAATCAGCGAGTTTGTCAGGTTGAACCCGTTATCGTCAAACGCTCTGATACCTAATTGCCACATAATTACACTTATTATCACCGAGCCGACTAGCATCATTCCTTCGCCCCCTTGTAACTAAAGTATCCCGCCTTTTGTATCGTCTCCGACAGCCCCGCCATGTCAGCGAAAAAATGCAGCTCGTCGGAATTGTCGAGGAATCGCGCTGCGCTGGCTTTGTCTAAGCTGCTCACGCCCTCGCGTTTGTTGCCTACCTTCATGGGTTTAACATCGGAGACAGCCCGGCGTATAACCTCAACGGCGAGTTGCCTATAGTTTGATTTAAGGTTCGGGTTCATATTTCGGTATCCTCATCGAGCCGGACTAGAAGCGCTATTGCTTGCACGATTTCGGCGTGTCGCTCCTCGCGGGTTTCAGCGGTGAATACTTCAAGAACTTCTTCCTCGATTAAACTACGGTAATTATGATTACCATTTTTTTCTAGGGTGTCATTGTACCACTGTATATGCTCCAACTCGCATCCTGTCACTTTGTAATCGTAAAGATGTCTAGGATTAACAGGATGCTTTTCGTTTTGCCGGATTCTTTCGGCGGCGACTTCCTCAAATAGTGTTACCATCCCCGCCGTCCTTTGACGAACCATACAAGAAAGGCTACAAGCTTTTTCATTTCCCTGCCTCCACAAGTTTAAGAGTGATTGTCTTTGCGTCCGTAGACTGAAAGACCTCATATACCGATCCGGCATTGATCCCCATGCCTTTGACAAGGTTTATTCGTGGACAGCCGTTTTTATCGGTTCCGACTTTACGGTTGATAGAATATCCCTTTGTTGTAATTTTAGTAAGCGTTGCCATCTTCAACCCCTTCGATTAGTTTGATGTTCAAAAAAGCCGCGACGCGGTGAGCGGTTTCGATAAGGATTCCACACTCTACCGTATCGCAGTCTGTCTCATGTTGCGGCATCCAGTGTCCCGCAATCTCTCGCCCCGGATACCCTGCCGATCTTGCCTCGAACTTTATAGCCAATTTTATATCTTCAAAGCTGTCACCGATCCCGTTTGCTATCTGCTGGATATGACCGTTAAGATGATGAGATTGCGACCCCTCGCCGGTTGTCCTCGGCTTTCTAGGCTTTGAAAGGCTTACCGTCATCTGTCCGGTCTTGCACTTCTCGCCTAGTATCTGGACGTACTCTTCGTAATCTTCCGGGAGCCTGATAGTGATATATCCAAGCTTAACCCGAAAGAACGCGGTGAACGTGATCAAAAAAGGTCGTCCTGAAAGTCAACCGGGAACGATACATCAACTGGCGCATTGTCCGACGGCATAGCCGGTTTCTTCATCGGTGTTTCCGGCGTGCTTGACTTGTCATTGCCGCCCAGTAACTGGATATTGTTCGCGTTAATCTCTATCTTCGAGCGCGATTGACCGTCCTGTTCCCAGCGGTTCTGATGAAGTTCGCCTTCAACGGCAACCTGTTTGCTTTTGACAAGGTACTGGTTCAACGCCTCTCCAGTCTTTCCCCATGCTACGATGTCAAAGAAGGAACATTCTTCAACCCATTGCTCGCCCTGTTTGCGCCGTTTGTTTACGGCGATAGCGAACTTGCAAACTGCCATGCCGCCCGAAGTATATTTCAATTCCGCGTCTCTGGTCAGTCGTCCGATTAAAAGCACATGATTGATATCTGCCATAATTACCCCTCATACATTGATTCTAGTTCTTTGATTCTTTCCCCGCCGTATGCCGAATTTGTAAGTTCAAAGAATTGCTTGACGGTCATAGTTCCGTCAAGGTCGATATTTTTTTCTCGCGCGAACATTCTTCGTCCCATATCGCAAGAACCTGTCAAAACGTGATGCCATGAGTAAAAATCCATTGTTTGGTATTCTTCACTCATCGACGGGAACTTTTCAAAAAAGGTTTTTTTCTTTTCGTCAAAATCCATATTATTCATGATTTTTTCGGTTACGGCGGCGAAAGATTCTTTGACGGTTTCGCCATGCGCAAAATATCCGTCAAGTTTCGCGATAACAGCTTTTTTTGTTGTAAAATCGTCACAGTTGATAACTAAAACTGCCGCCCATGTATCATGCACGGATTCAAAAATGCAAGGGATTCCGTCTATATAATAAACGAGCGAGCCATGCAGGCGAGTGAGTTTTTCTACATATCCATCTCCATCTCCATATCCAGATCCATCTCCATCTCCATATCCAGATCCATCTCCAGCTCCATATCCAGATCCATCTCCAGCTCCATATCCAGCCAAAAATCTTTTTATCTTCGCTTCCATTCTTTCACCCCGTCGATAGACGCGGCGGCTTCGTTTGTCACCGACAGTATTTCGAGTACTTCGAATAGCTCGACTTCATCGACAACACAGGGAAACTTGCAGCCGCTAACGTTCGCCGTACCATACTGCGCGAGTTCTGAAAGGCTTGCTGCCCCTTCCCAATACCATAACCGGCGAGCGTTTAAAATCGTAACGGTGTTACCATTTTTCTTTTCGATCTTGCCAAAAAACACGCCAGCTCTGTTTGTCCTTACAATCTTTCTTTCGTCCATAATAAAACCCCTTTACGATATTCTTAAGCTAGTACCACGTACCAGCCGCGCACCCGGAACATCTGTCCCGATTTTTAAAGATTCTTTTATCATTTCCTTATCAATTTCCGTATAAACCTTTTTGAAAATATCCGGTATATACGCTTCGTCAATGACTTCCAGTTTTTCAGGATTGTTTCGAATAGCCAAAGTAAACAGCCCTACCTTTCGACTGGTTCCGGTTTCGATGATCTTACTTGCTTCATACTGCAAATACTTCTTGATTTCCCCGACGCGGTTTTCAATAGACTTCTGCTTTTTCGCCAGCCTGTATTTTTCAACTTTGTATGCCTCCGCGTCGGCTTCGAGGTTCCGAATCAACTTGCAATAGTTTTCGGCTTTCTGGTCAAACGTCCCTTCGAGTTCTTTCATGAGCGAAAGGAACGCTTCAACGTCGCCGTCGGTTTCCATGTCCATCGATGACAGACGGTCATAGTCTGCCGTGATTTCGTACATTTTAGGCATTATTTCCCCTTTGCGACGGCGAGAGCCTTTCGCATGTTTACAAGATTTTTGGAGTCGATAGCCGCCTTGACGTTTTCGGGATGCTCAAAAGTTCCGGCATTGATATAGTCAAGCAGAGCCTTTTTGAGTGTCTCGTATTCATTTTCGGTATCCGGTACAACGTCCTTATATTTTGAACCGTTCGTATGCCCGGAATAAATATCAGCCGCAACCCCCAGCATTTTCAGTGCTACCGAAAGCGCGTCGGTTGTCGCCATCTTGAACCCTTCGTCTGAAACGTGAACGCCTTTTGATTCCTGTTCGATAAGCATCGAGCCGCCAATACCTGGGATTGCGTCGCTCCATTTGTCGCCGGTTTTGGTATAAACCTTTATTTCAGAAAAGCACATAACCTGTCCGGCGGGAGCTGGTTCCGTCCATAGCCTGACAATTTCATACTTCCAGCCGATCCCGCAGGCACCGAAAACAGCATCCATTATTTCGTATCGCCATTGTGGGTTGATATCGGTTTTCCCGTTAAGCCTGCCGCCCTTGATTTCCCGTAAAACGCTCTCCGGCGGGTGCCTCATTTTCTCGTAAGATTCGCTCATTAAAAGCCTCCTAAGCTGTCGATTATCGCCCATATACCAGCTACCATGCTGATAGCAAGCGCCAGTGTAAACAAGATATGCTGTGCGTACTTAGTTAATACACTTCGCATGATGCCGCCTCTATTGTTAAATTGTCTCGTTGCGCAATCGCCGCTATTATCATTGCTCGCGGCGAATAAACCTTTTCATCTTTCATTAAAATAGCCGATTGTGTGAAAGATTCAATTGTCATCGTCATTACTTCGTAAACAGTCATCGCTTCCCCCTTCTAAAATATCGCAGATTATTAACCCTACAAGATCCGCACAGGTTATCACTAACACTACGCGGATTGTCGGGTCAGCCCATAGTTGGTCGATTAAGGTCAAAAGAACTCTCTTACAAAGTTATACCATCCGGTTTGCGGATTGGTATAATCATAGCCATCTTCGAAACCTTCGTCGGTTTCTTCCGGTTCGTTGTCCTGGTAAAAATCGTCCCTGTCATCGTCCATTTCGTCCCCCTGATATAATCAGAATAAACCCTAAATATATTTATGTCAATACTTAAAATACATTTTTTAATATATTTTTATTTAATTAGTTTGGTTGGTTGTGTATGATTTATTATACACTTGCGAGATTATTGTTATTTGTTTGACATTGTGGGTTTGCGGGTGTAATATTGAATCAATGCCTGCCACGTGAAATCACGTGTTATAACGTAGTCAAATACATAAATGGCAATCGTACGCAATGGAGGATTTTATGCGCGTTGTAATTGATTTTCCCGATGAGTTCTACAAGAGAATGGAGGCGCAAATACCGATAAAGCGCCCTGATTATGTTAAGGCGTTTATAGCGGATACTATGAATAAAGCTTTGAATAATCTGGAATCTCGAAAGAAGTCTACAAAAGAATCTTAATCAGCTTCGGCAGAAACAGTATGCAAGCCAGTACTAGCGCGATAAAGGACGCTATCAGCGCCCATTTTAACAGCCCTGACGACTTGTTCTTTTCAGCATGGTACTTGTTTTCTTTGTCTGCAATGATGAGCGACTCGGAAAGGTTATCACTGATGCGTGATTTATTGTAGGCTGTGATCTGCTTGTTTAATCCGGCTATAATTTCGTTATGGGCTTTTATCTGCGCTGCCGATTGGTCGACGTATTTTATCAGGGTTACGACTTTTTCTTTCGGGATTTCGCCTGTGACTTTCGCGTCATCGGTTATAGTCTTGATAATTGTTATTGTGGTTTCGGTATCCTTACCCGTATCGGTCAAGTCGGTTTGTGTTTGCGCAATCTCTGTTTGGAGGGTATCGGTTTTGGTCGTGTCTACGCTGGCGGGACAAGTCCGGCAACCAATAATAAAAGCAGAAAAGACAATAAGCAATAAAGCCAGAACGCCGGTTCCAAATCTTTTTTGTCCATCTTCCATTTTGTCCTTTCGCCGGACCTATCGTTTGACGGGTCCGGCAGTTGTTTATACTTTCTTTTTTCCGAACGCTGAAGCGATTGTCTCAATCAACCAGATAAGCCCTAAACAGGCTACTCCGATTTGAGTAACAACCGTTGCTACCTTGCCAAGATCGATAATCTGCCCGGTAATTGCGGAGACAAGCCCCGCGAGTGCTACCACCACCTGGACAACCTGTACCCACTTTTGATCGAAAAAGTCCTTGAGCTTGTTAAGAAAATTAATCATACTTCCCCCTAGTTAAAATGAAGATTGACGTTTGCCAATCCCGGTGCCGCTTTTGTTTCGATACAATGCCCGATCTCACACATAAACTTATCATTTGCAAATGGAGTCGTTGAAATAACTTCACTGATTGCCGATCCTGCTGTTCCCCCGTCTGCCGTGATTGGAGTCCTTGCAAAGAATCCCGCTGTCACTGCTGTTGAAAATAATACCGGAGTTATCCCTGATATTACAACCCACATCTTTTCGCCTACGGGCGTTCCGTCTTCGTACACAATCCCCATGCAGTCCGGAACGTTGAGCGTTGTCTTTGCAACCGTCCACGGAGCCGAAAGACTCACGCAAGTACCACGAACAGAAACACCGCCGGTCTGATTATAGAACGGTACGGCAATTCCTCCCTCATTGGTAAACCGCATTATCTGGCTGTGGGTTTCCTCGTTTTTTTGGTCAAATGGCATACATCCCCCTTATGAAAAACATCTTACAGATTTAAGCACCCCATTTTTCACGGTTATACTTCCGTTTTTGATAGGGTCATACTCGCATTTTAGATTGTCGTCGAGTCCGGCAAAGTGCGTAAACTTTGTCGCCGGATTATAGAACTCGCCTATGAAGTACACGCCCGGCTTTTTGACCACGGCTTCCGGCGCGAACTGCCCGATATAACTCATGTCGAGTCCGGCAAGGGTAAGCAGCCGCCCCTTGTCGAGTATCAAGGCTTCGTTTGCATCGTCCATGTCGCCGTCATTGTTTACGTCGCCGGAGATTAAACCCTTGTTGATTGCCGTTGTCCAGATTGCATTGAGGAACTCATACCCAAGTTCGATCCCTTTTTTCTTCCATGAAAGCCAGCACGTCATGCACATAAAAAAGCACCCGTATTTTGAGATATAGCCGATTAACTGTAAGTCTGTTTGGTATTTCATCAGTCCCCCTCGTCGTCTCTGTATTGTGAGCACCCGCGTATTTTGTGTATTGTTTCGACGTTGCCGAGCCTGATTGCATGGTCTGCTAGTTTCTCATTGATATGCTCGACGGTGTCTTTAAGCGCCGTCATTGCGTGAGTGTTATTATTTATGAGGTCTTTGACCTGCTTAAAAATAACCTTGAAGAAAATAACAAGGAATCCAATCCCGCCGGAAAAAACCGATAATCCTATTGCAATCCATCCTTGTAGTGTCTGCTGATCTGTCACATGATGCTCCTTTTAATTGTATGTTATTTTTTCTACAAACCAATTCCATCCGGGTACGAAGTCGGAAAAAGGCTGGCCGTATGACCCATATGTTGGTCCGGAAGGAAAGCGCCCGCCGGGGTGAAAACTTATATCAAGAGAGTATGGGTCAGAGAGCACAGGGTCTATCGAATACCCGTATATAGTTGTATTTTGGAGCATTAAAGTAACCATATTAGTAGCGAAAGGCCAGATTCTTCCGTCGCTTATTAGTTTAGTCCAAAAATTAAAACTGTCTTTGCCCCAGTTTATTGGAGTCAAAAACCTCACACGGCGCGTCCATGTGGTGCCTATCGTCCAATTTCCAAAAGTACCATAGTTGTCAAACCCATTTAGGTATCCCGATGCTGTTACAGATGGCGTTGAAGAGGCGTCACTATTTGAAGCAAACTCTATTTGGTTCTTTCCAACATTACTATCCACCCCCGCAGGATCACTCGCCCAGCTGATGCACTCGTCGTCGGAAAGGACACGAACCCATGCTTTGAAGTTGTAGAGAGTACCTGAGAAAAAGGTACCACCAACATACGAAATATAAGCATTTATTGTGCCGCCAACAAAAGCCGTTATGGCTTGAGTTGTCCATGCTCCATTATCAAGTTTGTATGAAATTGAGGTGGGGG